ATCAAGACGAACATCCTGTGCGTTTGATTCAGTTACTACCTGATCTAACTCAGCGTCTATCTTGGTAGCACTTATCAGTACTGGAGGGACAGCATCCCTGTCAGTCTCAAAATCGTGTAATCTAGTTAGTGTCCCCATTAGTCATTTGCCTTATATCCAGAAGGTACGTATTTAACACCGTAGAACGCAATACTTAGATCAGTCTTGTGATCTGCGGTGAAAGAAAATTTAACTGCTCTACCCATTCCTACCATAGGTATTAATACTTTGTTTACATCTGGGAAATCCCAGTATGCAGATTCCCATTCTACAGTTCCCCACTTAGATGGTAGACTCTGTAAATAAAATGTACTGTAAGGTGTTGATTCAAAATCAAAGAATACTTCAAGCTTAAATGTGCCTGCAGCTCCAGATCCCTTGAACTGGAAATACTTGAATATTTTTTTAATACCTATGTTATTAAGCCATAACCAAGGAGTATCCCACCTCCAACTTACATCTATGTTATCCCCACCATCTCCATACACATCAACGTTAGTAGCACTCTGGTATTCCTTGTATACCCTACCATTATTACCACCACTTAATATATCCCCATCTGGTGTACGAACAGACTGGTATGTAACAATATTACGATCTTCCATCCACGCCTTTATAGAGTAATCATAAACATAACGTCTTGATATAGATGGAATATTTATCCAGAATTCATTGTGCTTTTTATTATTTACTACATTAACTTCATCTTTGTTTGCTACTGCCTTAAGCAATGGATTAAGTCTATCTCTTATATTGTCTGATAGTTTCTTTGTTCGTAAACCCTGAATGATTAACTCTGCTTTAACTGAATTTACCCCTTCAGGTTCTACCAAGTAGTTATCAAGACCAACCTCATCCATTGCCCTGTGTCCCATGAGTCCAGTGTTGTAAACAATTTTATCTATACCAATATCATTAAACACAGCAGGAACTGAATAAGTAACTATGTGATTTCTTAATCCAACAATCAACTTCCCTGATTGTCCAAGTCTTCCAAGACCTGTAATAGCATCACCACGTGCCAACACGCCTGCTAAATCAATATCTACAAAATCTGACGCTGTTGTCCAATCATCTTCATCATCAACAGCACTTCCTGTAAACTTTGTGTCCCTCCCCGGCACACCTGAAATCCATAAACGACTGTTAAGAGCTATTATATATTTACCCTTTGGTGGTATATCAGCAAGATCCGTTACATGCCATGCTGTATTGGCAGTAGGTGCGACAGCCCCATCATTTAATGCACCATTTGTTTCAGTATAATTAGTACCTATTGCGATTGGACTTACATTCTGTAACTTTGCAGCACCTGACACTGTATGATGATAAACATTCCAACCAGTAGCACCAACTATTGGTAACGGTGATGTAACTGTTGCAACATTACCGTACCAACCTGTGTTAGAAGTAGGCGGTAACGCACCATCATTTAAACTTCCAGTTGTTTCAGTGTAATTAGTCCCTATTGCTATTGGACTTACGTTCTGTAACTTTAAAGCACCTGATACTGTATGGTGATAAACATTCCAACCAGTAGCTCCAGCACTTGCCACTGGAGATGTAACAGTTAACACATCATTCCCACCAATAGCTTGTGATCTTTCTCCACCACTAAAAGCAACAGTTGGTTCTGAAGTATATCCAGAGCCACCAGACCCGATAGTAACAGAAGTTACAACACCACCTGTAAGGACTGCTGTGCCTGCTGCACTAGATCCTCCACCGCCACTAAAAGTAACAGTAGGAGCAGTTGAATAACCAGCACCACCTGCTGAAACAGTGACAGAACTTACGGCAGTACCTGTAAGAACTGCTGTGCCAGTAGCACCAGAAGCAGTTGGAGTACTTTCACCATTGGCAGTAATATATGTTGTAGATACATAATAGGTTCTAGATAATTTTGAGCCATCAGTTGTAACACCAGTTGTTGGAATAGCAGGTTGTGCTACATCATTAATTCCGATAGCTTGAGTTGATTCCTCACTGGGGATAGACTCTCCATTAGCAGTAGTATAAGTTACAGTAACATAATAAGTTCTAGCTGTTTTTGCCCCACCTAAAACAGTTCCTGATCCTGTAGTAGGAGTAGCAGTCTTAGGCATGTAACCATACTTGAATGGATTATCTATACCGTTTGACATACACAACTTTGTGCGAAACATTGTCCAATTCAATGGATAGGTTGCAGTCAATCCTGTTTTGATTACTGTAGAAAAACCACCAGTTGTAGAATTGTATCTTAACAACCTAGTATCTGCTTGTGCTAATACTTCAAATGTATCAGGATAGTCACCCTCATAGATCATTAATGAATCTATCTTTGGGCCTGCACTATCAAGTTTAAATATTATGTCTTGTGTGGTATCAGCAACCCAACCAGTATTAACAGTATTGGTAGCGAATGCATTGCTCCCATGAGAAGGAGTGGAAGAATCAGTACCGATACGAATGTAATTACTGGAATCACCAGAATTGTACTCAAGAAAAATAGCATAATTACCAGCAGTTGCAACATAAGGCTCCTCAAAAGAAAATTGTACAAAAGCAAATGTTCCTGTCAATACAGATACATCAACATCTATACTGGTTGCAAGTACAGAACCAGTAGGCAAACCACTCGTCCCGACTGAACCAGTAACAGCATATATCTTAGCCTTCATTACACTGTCTGCTGTCGGTGTACCAACCTTGTCCAGAAAAAAATCTACCGTTTGTATATTTTTGTCAGAAGCTAATGTTACTGCAAATCCAACTTGTTCGTTACTGTTAGAATACATTGATATCTGTGCTGATTTATTACTTGAAGCATAAGTATCTATACTGTTCCCTGCCGCATGGCCTGCCGCCACCGTGTTGAATAATGTTCTGCCCCTTCGTTTGGATACCTCACCATTCAACGCAACACGAGCATTCTGTAGTTCAGTAGCATAATCAGCAGATATGTTACCTTCACCTACAGCAATATCGAAGAGTCCTTTGTTGTTACTCTCAAATACTTTTTGCTTCATTCCTGCCATTAGCGTGCCACCCTATAATTCTTACGAGTTAATGGGACAAACCTTACAGAACCTCTATCTCTGCCTAGTAACTTCCTTAATAAACTATTAGCTAATGCCATCTCACGATCCCTCTTGCCAAAATCCTGATCATACTCTGCATACTTAGCCTTGACCATGTGGCGTATTACTACTTCCTGAAACGGTGTCGTGTCTGAATCAGCACTAATATCAGACAAATCTTTCGTATACCAATACGCCATTATCTTTCCGTTTTCATCTGACGTTGGTACTGGATCTACTTTTATCTGGTGTACCTGAGACGCATTCTTTCCCCAAGGAACCCATACGATTGGTAGTCCTGTGTTATTCTGTATAACAAACTCTTGGAAATCTTGATTGTTGTTAACCTTGTAAACAAACTTATTTTCAGAATCCATATAAAACCGTTCTCCAACAATTCTCGTTACATCCGCATTGGACGCAAGCGTATATGTTGAAGTATCTGTAACTAATGTAATGCTCGCCTCTTCCTTGAGGATAGACCAGTTATTCATTATGTTCAGCTCTTGGATAGCTTCATTAATATAATCCAAGATACGCTGTTTAGAATCAGCAACCAGACTGGACGATGAATCCAAGCCTAAGTCACGTAATACAGGATCTCTTAGTGTAGTGAGAGACATTTTTTCTCCGTTATCATTTTAATTGCTTCAGCCCAATATTTACTATTCTTACTTGCATCAAAGTGTTCGTGAACATATTTCTGTGCTGCCTTACCTACACGTTCACGGATAGAAGGATGTTCAACAAGCTTGTCCACCCAAAATTCAAACTCTTCTGTGTTCGTATATAAGAAACCATTTTCACCATGCGTAATTAATTTAGAGTAAGGCTCTATATCTTTAACAACACAAGGGATACCTAATGCAGAATATTCAACCCACTTGATTGGGCTTTTACTTTTGTTTAAATCATTATCAGCTAAAGGAATAACTCCTATGTCTGCATTTAATAAAATCTGTTTGTATGGATGAACCTTTATATCTACCAAACCATGATGTACAATATTAACGTTTTCATGTTTTGTTGATATGTTTTTTAACTCAGAAGATATTTCGTTTAAGTCTTCGTAATTAGAAGAATCACCATGCCATGTGATTATAATTTTATTATCCTTCTCAATCTTGTACGGTTTCCAGATATTAAAATCTAAAGAACTTGGCAACACAGTAATGTTATCGTTATACTCACCATACACATCAGCTAACTTTGGAGTAGTTACAAAAACACCATCTGCTTTTCCTAAAATTTCCTTTGCTATCTCTATCTTATCTTCATTATTTTCTATAAATATATCATCATCGTGATCAATAATAACTTTCTTTGAATGAGACATGTCCTTCATTACGGTTACTAAGCGTAAAGACTCTTCGTTTGACGCACGAGGAATAATAACAACATCGCATGTTTGCAACAACTGGAACAAACTATTATCCATGCCACTGCCTGCCCCACCAACAGCTACATCAAAATCATTCTCCTCGCTTAAGAAAGTTAATGGTTGCTCAATCCTGTAAAAACCACACGCTCCCTTGTCACGAACAATTCCACAAACTTTTATGTATTCCATTATCTAAGGTAAACGATGCACCATAACTGAATGTTAAGCCATGTTCTGTGGAAGAAATCAGTAATCATTGTTGTCATGCTTTTCATAAATGATAACCCTGTGGTAAATCTTCGTTATTTTTATTTAACTTCTCTAGGTTCTCTATCATCGCCACTTGATTCTCTACTTGCTTTTTAAGAACATCTATCTGTGACTCAAGGATTGCACA